TACTCTTGTCTGTTTTATCAAGCCTTGCTCCAAGCGAATTTTGACCGCCTCTTGCTGTGGCAACCTCTCGGCTGATTTCGGCAAAACTGCCAGCACTTTCGCTATCTATCTTGCTGTTCTCAGCGAGGCTCGGTGTGACTTTAACTTTTAAGGTCAGCGGAGTATTTAACACCTGCGTTTCGCCATTTGCAATCTTAATTTCGATTGCCAAGAAGCCCGACATAGACTTGAAATTTTCGAGCGGAACAGTAATAACATCCGCTGTGCTGTTCAGTGTGCAAGCGACTGAATCTGAAATTAAATATCCGTCCGTCGCAAAGGTTGCAGTTACTGTGCAGTCTGCAAAGGTCAATTTTTCACCGCTGGCCGTCAACATTACATCGAGATAGCGGACTGCTTTGTCATTTACATTTGCAATTGCAACAATATTCGGTGCGTTGCGGTCATTTACATCAATTGTAATTGATTTATGTTTTATGCTAATTGCCATTATCTTCTAAACCTCCTTTGAATTTTGAGCAAATCAGACATTGACATACTTAAGTCGCCGATTGTAATTTCTTTGTATTTCTGAGATACACTATCGTAGACCGTTTTTGAAATTCTTCGGTTCAAATTCGTGCCGTCTGGCATTACAACCGTCACTTCATCATAAAGTTTGATTGCGTGCATTTTAGTGAGCTCGTTTTCAAGAGTTACCCTTATACTCAGGGTTTCCGCTGTCTGTTCTGTTGAATAGTTATAATCGGCAACGGCATTCCGCAAGGCATCTCTGACTTCTTCGTAGTTTTCGCCGGTGCTTGGATTTAAAGTATATTTTTTGATTTTACTTGTGCAATCATACAAATATGTGCTTTTTATGCTCCGTTTTAAACCTGTTTCATACGGTTCAGGGCTTGATACGACAACTTCTTTATTATTCGTAGTGTTGCATCGTGCGTAAGGCATAACATGTGTATAGTAGTTGCCAATTTCAGCAGTCTGCTTATAATCTGACACATTAGCGCCGAAAGCTATACGATAGCCATTTTTCGCCCCTGCTGTACTGATTTTATTAAAATAAATGTCAAAATTATTAAAATACAAAACACCGTCAAACTGATTTATCAATCCTTCGTCATCATCTTTGAAGATATCCTCAAACTTTACCGCTTGTGAATAGCCTAAATAAATCCTTTTCTTGGCGGTGATTGATGAGCTGAAATTAAACCACTTATATGGGGCATCCGTAAACCACATATACAGAGGTTTCCCTACCTGGCTGTAATCTCGCATGAAGTGGTCAATTAATTCTTTCGGTGTGCCATACATCGAACCGTCTGTCGCACGAGGAATTGTGCCATTTTGAAAAAACATTCTTGACACATGTTCGCCCGACACGGTTAAATCACCGTTTTTATCGACTTCTATTTTTGTGACATAAAAATACTGTGGCTCAGATACATTATTCACTTTCGCCTTAATATACGAGGTTATTTTAATTTTCGGCGCGAGCTTATCTGTGCTTTTTATTTTCGCGCTAAAGCTGTATGTGCCATTTTGTTCCATTGTAACCAAAAACTCGGTGCATTCAGTCAAAAAACCGAAACCATTAGATTCAAACAATGGTGTTGGATTCTTGTAATAGTCAGCAATGTTGTACAAGATAGGGTACATTACAATCTCCTCCAATTCGGCTTAATTTCAATATCGGTAAACGCATTTGCGCTTTTCCCTGAGAGTTTTATTTTATTCCAGCCGGGCAAAAGCTTTGGAAACTCTGTACAACTTATGCAATTGTTTGCTAAGCTCGTGCCGTTATCGAAAGAAGCGGACTGCTGTTCGGAATCAAGCTCAATATAATCCTTATCCGATGATGTTTTAACCGTCAGCGTTTGACTATCATTTACCGTCAGCGTCAACGGATTAACTTTTGCGCCTTTGTTGACGATTTTAATTAAGGGTTCTGATGTGTAATTTTCAGGATTATAGACTTCGATTTCTACGTTTTGTGTCGAGGTCAATTTTGGTCGGATGATCTCCTGACCTAAATCACTGTACCAAAACGGCACTCGGCTGAAATTTATTGTTGTTGACAAGCAAAGGGGGGCAACCTCTTCTATTGGCTCAATCCCCGTGCAAATTGCTTTCGTAAAATAGCCGGGGTTGTATGTGTCCCTAAAGATTTTATACTCGCCGTTCCAAACAGTAAGCCATTCTGCAAACGCTCTTACAAGCTCTGCATTGCTTTCGTTCGGCACAATGTATGGATAACTGTTGACCTCAAACGGCATTTCAACATTATCGAAAACACCATTGTCGGAAATCACTCCGCCGTTTTTGCCGTAGACAGGGGTAAAATCAAAATTACGCTTTGCAATTTGATATTTAGGAGGTGTAGTTATAAAAAAGCCTAATGTCCGTAAATCAATGCCGTTGTATGTAAAACTATGCCTCATCTTTAACCTCCCCATTTTGATACTTCACCGTCAAGTGTCTGCACAATCGCATTTGATACACGGCGGTTAAAATCATCAATATCCATATCATTATTGATGTTGACATCGCCTGTGAATTTAAGCTCGACTGTAGGCGAATTTGTAACAGCTTTCAACATTTGACCGTTTACCGTCGCATTTTGGCTCTGGGTGCGAATGTCCGCAAATTTATTGTTGATCGCTCCGATTGGATTACCTTCAACCGCTGACAGGGCTCTCGATGTTAAAGACCTTACTGTTTTTTGCGTTTCGGCAATTTCATCGGCGATTCCAAGACGATAGCCCTCGCCGAAGTAAGCTCCAAGTTTTCTCGTCTTTTTTGATGGTGAGTGTGAATCCTGTGCATTTGCAAGAGTAATAAGACCTGTTTCTGCGAGTTGTCTGGCCTGCCTATTCGTTTCCGCATGGAGACTTCCTGTAGGTCCGCCTTCACTTAAACCTTTAATGTAGCCCTGCGTAAAATCCTTGCCTTTTTGATAACCCTTGTTATAACTTTCCGAAAGACTGCTTTCGGCTTTGCTGAGAACCTTTTTGCCTGATTTATCAACTTTTTCGAGGGCATCTTCGTTCTTCATGCCGTCGCTTACGCCCTCGGTGCCGTTTTTGCCTGCTGTTTTGCCGTTGCCTTCAAGTTTATTAAGCTCAACAGTTGCCTTATCTACAAGCTCTTTAGCATTATCAACCATTTTTTGAGTTACACCTGGTTGATTTTCGTCCATTGCAGTTTTTAGCAACTCATAGTTTGCGGCAAAGTTCGCAAGCTGATTTTCAAGGCTTTCTCTTGAACCTGTTTCAGCATCAATGAAACCGTTTTTGATTTTCTGCTGTTGTGCATTAATTTCATCAGCTTTGCCTGTTGCGATTGCGGCAAGCGTACCATACATATCGTTGTATTTAGCAAGCTCGATTTCTGCTCTTTCCTGCAATTCTTCGGCTTCTTCGACCTGGTCTTTTGTTACGCCTTCAACACCGTCTTTGTATGCCGTTTTTAGGTTCTCGGCATTTGTCTTAAAATCATTGACCTGCTGTTCGAGAGCAGCTTTGTTACCGGTGGTATAAGTAACAATGTTGTTAGACAAGTCCGACATAGCGGCTTTAATTTCTTTGGTGTTACCTTTAGCAGTTACCGCTGTGAGATTCTCATAATTTTGAATTGTGGTGTTATAATCAACTACTTTTTTCTGATATTCTTTATACTTGCCATCTGCTTTGTCAAACTCTATTTGTTTAGCCTTTAAATTGTTTTTGGCTTCATTTTGCGCCTCGCTGTAAGCTCTTCCGACGGATTTTGATAAATCTTCAAAATGTTTATACATATTTTCGCCGTTTTGAAAATCTTTGAGTATTTTTGAATAATACTGCTGAGATATTTTGCCGTTTTCAAAACCCCAGCCTGCATATTTCAAAGCCGTTTGACCTGGCGAAAGTCCAGTGACACTCATTTGTGTAACTTTCGCCTTAGCTAAATCTACATCTTTTTGTGCGCTTTTTTTTGCTACATAGCCATTTGTAACATCATTTTTTGCGCTTTTTAAGCCTGATACAGCAGTTTGATAGGGCTCTTCAAGTGCCGATAACATTGCAAGCGCTTTTTTTGATTCAAGTGCATCATCAATTGAGCCTTTAAGGTCTTTATAGGACTGAATAACATTGCCGTTCCAAGTGATTTCATCGCCTGTAACGCGGCTCAATTCATTGGTAATAAATTTTGCTCTGTCCTCGTAACCTTTTTTGACTTTGCCGTTTTGGTCTACAATGCCCTGTAATTCTTTCCATAAGTCATTATAATAGTCAAATTCGTTTTCAACTTCTGATGCAGCATCTTTTTTGCTCTGCACATATTCATCGTTGGCATCTTTAAGCTCTTTGATTTCTTCTTTTGCTTTTTCCTGAGCTTCGTTAAGTTCTTCTTGGGATTGTTTTGCACTGTCGTTAGCCTCTGAAAATGCCCAAATTTCGCCTATAGCACCAACAACTAAACCTGCAACTAATCCCCACAAATTTGCATTTTGAGCAGTGTTAAGTCCCTCTTGTGAAATTTTAGCGGCATCTGTTGCCGCTTTCAAAGACTTGTAAGCTCCCCACAGATTTTTGATTTCTGTAACTATTTTAGTGGCCTTTTTACCCGACCAAATAGCAGTAGTTAAAACACCAATCTGTTTTAGCGTTGGAATAATATCATCTGTATGCCTGCTCGCAAATTTACAAAGTTTTTTTACCTCGGGGAATAATGATTTGCCGATAGGATTAATGACATCAGTTTGCACCGTTCTGCCAAGGCTTGCCCAATCGGCTTCAACATCATCGTATTTGATGTCTTTAATCTTTTTCATGGTATTTTTGGTCTTGTCAGCAGAGCCATTAACTTTCATTAAGGCTTTTACGCCGTCGATTCCCAAATCTTCCCACATCGTACCGAAGAGGTCAACGCCTGCCTGATTCTGCTTGACCTTATCGTCCATCTCAAAAAGAGCCTTTAAGACTTCTGATGTTGCGGATTTTGCGCTGTCTCCGCCTTTTGCAAATCTTGCCTGCAAATCCTCAATACTACCTTTTGCGCCTTTGCCTGCTGATTCGAGATTTGCAAGATTTTCTTTAGCAGTTTTTAGCGCCTTTGAATATTGTTCAATTTTATCGGCATTCTTTTGCTTTGTTAATTCGCTCGTCGAATTGTTAAAGCCTTTTTGCTCCTCTTTTGCATAGTAAAGATTTTTTTCGAGCTTTGCGACTTCATCTTTGGCTTTTTGAATGTCCTCAGCCGAGGCTTTTACACCGTAGCCGAGAAGAGCAAATCCCTCCTGCGTACTCGAAGCTGTGTCCTTAGAGCGGATTCCAAACTCTTTCATGGCATCGCCGAGCTTGTCAACGCTGAAAGTACCTGCTTTAGAGCCATTTTCAAGCGAATTAAAAAACTCGTTCGCATCGTAGCCGAGTTGCTTGTAATGTACAGAGTATTCGTTGATTGTGTCGAGCAAATCTCCGTTTTTGTTAAGGCCTTTTTGACTGCCCTGTGCAATGAGATTAAAAGCCTCTTCGCCTGTTACACCAAATTGCTCCATAAGCATGTTGACCGCTCTCAAGGTTTCGACAAAATCGTAATCGTATGTATCTCTCAATGTAAAGAGATTTTCGGTCATATCTTTAAGCTTACTTGGATTGGTCTCGTTCGTTGTCTGCTTAATCAAAGCAAGGACATTTGCAACTTCTTCCTGAGATTCGCCGAAATTTCCTTTGTAAACATCTTCAAGGACATCTTTGTACTTTGTCATCTCCTCGGCGGTCAAGCCTGCTTGTGCCTGTAAAGAGTTTAGCACCTTTTGTTCGCCGTTTGCGCTTACAATTGCGCCTGTAACAGCTCCACCAATCGCCGTTGCTGTAGCAGTAGCTTCTTTTAAGGCATCGCCAACAGCAGATTTGAGATTGTCAGCAGAGGATTTAACATCATCCATTTCTTTTTTGACCTTGGATAAATCAGTTTTATTCGACTTATTTTCAAGGCTTTTAAAGCTGTCGCCTGTCTTGTCAACGCTTTTTTCAGTTCTTGACATCTCACTTCGAGCAGATTCGAGGTTTATTTCGTTTGCTTTTTCCTCGGTTTCCGCAAGCTGTTTAGTGAAAGTTTCAAGTTTACTTTTCGCTTTTTCAACTTCACGCTGATAAGCTCTGTACTGTTCGGTTGAGATTTCGCCGTTTTTGGCCTGTTCTTCGACCTGATCCTGCACATCAAGTAACTTTTTAAGGGCAAATTTGCTGTTTTCGATTTGTTCTTTTAACACTTCTTGCTTTTGGGCAAGCAAAACAGTGTTTTCAGGATCAAATTTTAACTGCTTATTAATTGCAGTCAGTTCTCTCTGCAAACTCGAGGATGAGGACTGTACAGCTTTTAAGGATTTTTGTAAATCTATTGTATCGCCGGCAATTTTGACGGTAATACCTTTAATCGTAGATGCCATATCTGTCCTCCAATTTCCTATATCGGTTCATAAACTCGCTATACTGCTTTTCCGAGATTTCTTTACTTTCAAATCTTTCTGTAACGAAAGGCAATACAGATTTCATTTTCTGATATTTTTCTTCATCTTCGTGAATGTTTTTATTGTTTCGTAATGCAAAATAGGTTTCGATATAATCCAACACAAAACCTATTGTAAATCTTTGTAAATCAGCGACAGTCAGACCACACCTGACGGCATAGGATAAGATTTCCTTCGCCGTCAGGAAAGTTCCGTTTAGGTCGCTGTCGCTGTCGCTTTTGGGCTGTCACTATTAAGACTGTCAATAACAAGATTGACGATTTTACCTATCGCTGAAATAGCGTCCTTGATGCTGATTCCTTTTGTCCAAGCCTTAAAGTTAGGAATCGTATCGTCTGCCGTCTTTGCCGCTGCCCATAAAAGCTTTACAGCAGTGCCAAATTTTACATCATTGAGATTCGGAACAAGAACACGGTCGGTATCACGCAGAAAGCCGTGGCCTTTGAATGTGTCCTCGTAGATGAGCATTGTATATGCCGTAACCTCAACCTCAACATCTTTACCATTAATAACAACTGTGTCTTTCATGTTTTAACCTACTTTTAAAATTATACTGTTCCGGGATTTGACTTAACAGTCGGCACTACAACGCTTTCGGGCAGAGTTCCGGGATTTGACTTAACAGTCGGCACTACAACGCTTTCGGGCAGAGTGTCGGCATAAGATGTATAGCGTACAAAGTCATTGTCAGGCCGTGGCTTTGCTGTGACCGTAAAGGTCGGGAACTGTGGGTCGAAGTTACCTTCTGATGTCTTGTCGTTCCTGCTGGCTCTTGCAGCTACGCAGTCGAAATATGTATCAATTTCGTAGAGCTTGTCGCCTTTGTATGTTTCCTTTGCTGCAAGGAGGGCAAATCTCGGCATTACTTTGATACCGCCCTTTTCGATGATACCGCCCTCAGTTGCTTCATCATTGCCGAACCAATCTTTTTCGATGTCGTCGACTGCTGAAATAAGCTCAAGACTGATTGTATAGCCGCCATTCACACTTGCTACAATGATAGGCAAGCCGTCAGCGTAGATCGTGTTCGAATCGCCGATAGGCTCTGCACCGATACTTCTGCCGCCTGCTTCATCAGACTTAAACCACACGGGCTTACCGTATGTGATTTCGCCTGTGCTGCTTTCTATCAGCGTAGCATAACCAACTTTTCTAATGGTTTTGTTCATAAAATAAACACTCCTTATGTTTTAAATTCTTTTTATGCTGCTCAAATCACCGCCGCCCATAGCTTCCGATGATTTAATGAGCTTTTTTATTCCGGCTTCAAATTCGCCGTGAATTTTCTCTGTAGCCGGAGCAATATGCACCTTCGGTTGTACCGTTCCGCCTTTTTGGCCCCTCTTTTTACGAGTTTTTTCGAGGAGGTGTGTAAGCCGGTACTCAGGTTTAGCAGCATAAACCGTTTTTTCATAAAATCTAAATGTTTCGTTTGTGATTTTAACTCTAAACGATTTGCGATATTTTTTTCTTCTGCCTACAGGTGCATTCTTTTTGATTTCGTTTTTAAGTTCTTCGGCTTTTTCATCAACCAACAATCTTACGCCCATTTGCACATCAGCCGAATAGGTTGACAGTTCTTTCGATAGAGCGTCTCCGAGGCGGTCAATACCAACTTTTTTGTAATTACTCATCGAAAATCACACTCAGGTTGTAATAGCTTACACAAAGTTTATTCGTTGTGTCCCACGCTCGGTTCGGCTTTTTCCAACCTAAACCGTTTTCGTTGAGCCATTTTTCAAACTTCGTTTCGCTTGTGTGGTCATCTCTTGCAGTGTAAAGTTCTATGATGATTTTTGCATTTTTCCAAAGCAATCCACCGTCTGCGTAAATTCCCGTTTCCTCGTCTTTAAAGTAAACAAGATAGGGGGCAGGAGTTGACTTGTTGTAATCTGCCTCTACGCACTTAAATCCACACGATTTAATGAGTTCAACAAATTCGTCATAATTCTTAAAAAACATCTTCGTCACCCTCAAATAAACCTCTTTGCGATAGACTTAAAATTGAACAAGAGGGATTTTTGCTTTTATCGTGCTGAATTTGTTCAATCTTGAACCGTGTGCCGTCAATGATAACCGCCATGTCCGTTCTCAAAGTTTCATCTTTGTGGATATGGATAACTTTCGACAGTTCAATATCGTTCTGCTTTGCACCATAAAACCGAGTTACTCCGATTTTTTCATTGCCAAAACGATACTTTTTCAAGCTATCGGCAATAATATCGTCGTTTTCGTCGGTTTCGTAGATTTTTGCAAGTCCGTCGTTGAATGTCAAAAAATCAATGTTATTCTTCAGTATCATACATTCGCACCTCATATTCCTGCCTTAATTTCAAAATTTCGTTCTCGAAATTATGGTCGAACATTTCAACCGCATTTGAGTAAGCGTATCTGCAATAGTCAAACAACAAACTTCTTGCCCTTGTTGGTCGCTCGAAATCCTCATCAGTAAGCAGAGGGTTGTAATCGCGAAGGTGCTGTTTTCCATTGGCTATAATTAACTCAATTTTTGACTTTGTGCTTTCATCTGTTTCAATGTGCTCACGGTCAAAATCAAGCATATTAACTATATCGTTCATGATTCCCATTGTTCAACACCTCCGCAATAAATTAAACTGTTGTTGCCTGATTGAGAGTTACCTTAATTTCGGCAGGATTGAGCGCCGAAATGTCGAGCTTAATAAAATCGTTCGTATGAAGTGAAAAGCCTGTTGCGTAAGCCTTAATAAGATAAACTCTGTTATCCTCGATAAACTGATACTGGTCAGAGTAATCAAGCTTACCTTCCTTGCCTGTTGAGAGGCAGGCTTTATATCTTGAAAGCTGGCCGATAATGGCAGTGCCTTCCGTAACCATTTCAGACGGATAAACATTTGTCGGGAAGGGGAAGAGGTTGTTTTTATATGAACCGTCGGTTGCAAGCACCGTAGTCGCAGGAATAATCTTTGTGAGATAATCCACAGGATTAACGATGAGGTCAACCGATGTGATGTTGTTTGTCTTACCACCCTTGCCTTTTGCAAGTTTGGCAACAACATCCATATATGATTTCACATCAAGGCTTGTGAGCTTTGTTGCTGTTTTTTCTGTGTAAGCGTTTGCCTTTACTGCTCCTTCCGGATCTTTGAGCATACCAATCGGTTTGCCATTGCCGTCGCCGTTGATGAAGCCATCCTCAAATGCGTATGCAAGTGCATCGGCAAGGATTCTGCGGACATATGCGTCAATGTATGTAGCGCCAAGGTCGAGCATATCCTTCGGAACAGGAACAAAGGCGCTTACCTTTGAAGTTGAGAAGTCCTTTTCCTGAATTGTGCCGGCAAGCTCCTGTGTGATTTTTGAGTTTAAAGCGCCCCAAGCAGCAAGCTGTTTTGTGTCTGTGGCAAAGATTGCCTTAACAGAGCCGTATGTGTTTTCGATGCCGATTGCATCAAGCAGAGGATGATTGCTGGTAATGTCCTCAAGCACGGTGTCAAGAATCGTCTGAGGAATTGTAACATCAAGACCTGTGAGTGCCTGCTTAACATCGGCGGATTTTGCCGCTGTGACGAAATTATTGTAAAATTTCTGCTCTGCGCTTGTAAGCTGTCTGAATCCTCTCTTTGCAAGGATTGTGTTGTCGGCAGTTTCGCCGATTTCCTGAGCAACGGAAATAATGGACTGCTGAATGCTCTCCGCATACTCGTTGAGAGCGTTTGTCATCTTTGTTTCGTCTTTTGATTCAAAAGCGTCTTTAAAATTCTGTGCAAACTGTGCTTTTGCGTTTGCAAGTAAATCAAGATTTTTCATTTTTTCATCTTCCTTTACAAATAATTTTTGGTTTTAAAAAGTTCTTCAAAAAATTCAAAGCTGTCCTTTTCTTTCGGTTCAGCCTGTGGTTCGGGCGGTGTCTGCGGTTCAGGCTTTGTTCCGAGCATTTTTAAAAGCTCTGCCGCTGCCTGTTTTGCTTTCGGGTTTTTCTTCTGCTGTGCATCGTTAACGATTTCTTTTGATTCCGTTAAATCGACAGGATCAACGATTTCATCACACAAACCGAGGTCAAAAGCCTCTTGTGCGGTCAGAAATGTTTCAGTATCGAGCAACGGTTCAAGCTTTTCTCTTGTAAGCTTTTCGCCTGCGTGAACAAGATAAGAGTTTGTGCTTGCCGTGCTGATTTTTTCAAGCTGTTCAGCGTAATCTCTATGTTCTTTCGCATTTCCGTAACAGCCTCCGACCGCATGATGAATCATCATTGTTGTGTTTGACGGCATTACGATCTTGTCAGCCGCCATTGCGACAACAGAGGCGATTGAACAAGCCATACCGTCAATGTATGCAGTGACCGGCACACTCTGCCGTTTGAGCAAATTGTAAATTGTCACACCTTCGTTAACAAATCCGCCCACGGAATTGATGTAGATTTCGATGCTTTCAATTTCGCCTGCTTTTTCAATCGCTTTGCGAATATATTCGGCGCTCGTAGTTGAGCCGTAATAGTATCCCCAACAATCCAGATAGCCCGGCTCGATTTCGCCGTAAAGATAAATTTGCAAAACATTCTGATTTTCTGCAATTTGCTTGATGTTGTAATTTCTACTTTTCATTTATTCATTCACCACCTTTCAGAGCGTTTGCTATTGTTTGGTAATTTTTTGTAAGGTAATATGTATGTGCCCAAGTTTCAGAGCAAGGGAGCATATTGCAATATTTTTGAGCCCGTGCAGGTGTCAGCACACCGCTGGCAATTGACTTATCAAGATTATTCGCCTGACTAATCGCATCAATGTGTCTGACTGTCGTTGTGTCAATTAAGAGATAATTACCGTTGCTAAATTCGGTGCTACCGAATCTCTTTTTTGTAATCTCTTGCTCAAACATATTTGCAATCGGATCAATTGCATTTCCGATAGCACAATCCATAGCATCCGAGAGTTGAGAGGCTTCACCGCTTAAAATTGCCGGCGGAATGTGCAAAGCGTTTCCGACAATCGTGTACGCCTCAGCTCTCAATTTTTGGATATCGTTAATTTCGCAGTTTGTAGTTTTTCCTGCATCGGTTGAGGGTTCTGAATATTTCATACCCTTAAAAATCGGCATAACAGCGTTTTTGTTTGAGTAAAATGATTTAAACTGCTTCGACAAGACTTTGTTGTAAGTTTCAGCGAAGTTTTCATCACCAAAGCTGTAATTTTCAAGCTCCAAAATGCCTTTATGTCCGACAGCTTTGTTATATCTTTCCTGAGCAGATAACATTAACTGCTCGTAAGTGTTGCACATATCCGATAGTAAGCCGTTAAGAGCGAAGTTATTGTATCTGAGGTAAATTACCTCGCTCTCTAAAAAAGTGCGCTGATATGTAAAATTTCGACAAGTAACGCCGCTGAATGTGTCGTCAATCAAAGCGTGTTCTGCCCTCGAAAAACTGTCCGCAATTAAAAGCTGATTATCGGCAGTTTCAACAATTAAAAGTTCGTTATCAAAAATCAACTTCGCAACAGCCTGCGTAAAAAATTCGATTTTTGTTTGATGTTTGTTAGGTGCATAGTTCCACAGATAGTATTCAGCTTTGCGACTTTCTCGGTTATTGTTTACGGTAACAAATTCGCACTTTGCCAAACTTCGAGCAATAAAATCAATTGCGGTAAATAGAGCAAGCTCAGTCAGGTGAAACCTCTGTTCATCGACTGTCGAGCCGTCCTCGTTAAATTCCGCTGCAACAGCATCTTTTCTAAAGAGATTTTTCACCCAGTTTATTACTTTCATTTTTTCACCTGCCTTTTTCTGAATTTTGCAGTAACAATTACGCTTTTTTCATACATGGAAACATACCATTAAGATGAAATTTCTTGAAGTATTCCCATTTTTCTTTTTTGTTCAATTCTTGGTCATACATAAATTGGATATCATCAAGAATCATTACAAGTTCTTTTTGGTATTTGTATTCGGGATAGTAAGTAACTTGCAAATACTTAAAAATATCAGGGTTTATGTTCATTCCGTTTTGATATTTCCGCAAAAAAGACGGCATTTCAAAATCAAGCATATAGAACAAGTATCTTGAACCGATATTTTGGGTTTTAGGAAGAAAAACACCGTATTTTGTTTCCAGCTCTTTGCTCTCGGTTAAGAATTTAACCTTGCCGTCAGTTGCTGATAACTGAATGTAAACGGTTCCTGCTTCGTAAATCTTGCCTTTTTTTACTCTTTCAAAGTCGGCAAGTTCAAGAATAGGTCTGCGTTCTTTTCTTGCGTGAGCCACAATATAATTTGTTTTCTTTTCAAGGTTTTGCAATCTAAGAAAATCAATCATTGTTTGACCGACAATATCTTGTTTGCTGAAAAACTCCACGAAATCAGATTTAATTTTGTTATAATTATCATCGCCGCAAAGCTCTTGCAACATCTGCAAAAGGTCATTTGTAGCCTTATTGATGTTCAGATTGCATTTGATTATATCTTGCGTGATTTCACTAAGCGGTGGCAGTTCTTCGGGTTCGTATGTATCTACATAGCGTGGTAAATTGAGGTTATATTCGTTTTCCCTGATTTTTGATAAACTTACAATGCTTGCAAATTTATCAACTGATTTTCTGCTCCAATAAGTCTCCGCAATCCGCTTGATATGTTCATCCGTCATAACATTCTGCTTGCCGTTTTTTACAAACAGTTTTTCCGCTGAAATAAACAAGATGTCATCCGATGTCTTAGCTTTGTTAAACACTACAATGCAAACAGGAATTGAGGTATTCAAAAACATCTTATCTGGCAATGAGATGATTGCGTCAATTAAATTATTCTCGATGAGTTGCTTTCTGATTTTACCTTCTGCCGCACCTCTAAAAAGTACACCGTGTGGAAGAATATAAAACGCTTGTCCCGAACCAGTGAGCCTCGATAAGCCGTCAAGTACAAAAGCAAAGTCACTCGCTTTAGCCGGAGCTAAGTCATAACCCTCAAAGCGGTTGTCGCTCTTTGGTTGCCATTTGAGAGAATACGGCGGATTTGATACAACAATATCTGCTTTTGTTTCGCTGTAATTATCTAAAATTACAATATCGCTGAAATCTTCACTTTTGCTTACCTTGTACACTTTTTCAACTTTGTTGAGCAAGACATCTTTTTGCAAAACAGTTGCGTTTAAATTTCTCAAAGCTAAATTGAATAGTAACACTGGAATACTCATAGCGGAAACTTCTTCACATTGATACTGAATGTCTCTGTTCATTCCTACGGTCAATGCTCCTGTTCCGCTGCATATATCTATCACTTTATCAGTTTTGGGAACAAGCTCTGAAAGTAATCTACATAAACAATCGGGAGTGTAATCCTGTTTCAGATTGTTGCGGTTTGCGTTATTTGCCTGAAAGTAATCACGCAGGCAGTCGTTTGACATATCAAACTTAAACTGTATAAAAGCACGGCAAAGTTCGTCTTTCTCTTGCTTATTTAACAGTTTTCTCAATAAAACCTCGGGCAATTCAAAACTTTCTTTAATACCAAACAGTTCGTTGATTGCTTCTGTTGTCAATTCTCTTTTTTTGCTTGCTTCAAACAAAGAAATCTGTTCATTATCCATTAATTCGCCTTTTCCTTATGTCAAAAAACAATCGCATTAAAGCAATTCTTAAGTTCATCAACCGTCATCGGCTGATTTTGTTTTAGTAAATCAAGTTGCGTATATGCGGCGACAAATGCCATAAATCCGTCTGTTTTTCGTGATTTTGGCTCAATCTTTCCGTATATGATATTGCCGTTTTTATCCTCGACAGCCGATGTGTTGTTAGTGTACCAACGCATTAACGCCGAATCGCCCCAAACAATTCGGTAATTTGCGAAATCAGAAGCAATTAGAGGAGCAACAAGCATTTTATCTGACGGTCTTACAAGTTTTAGATTGTTTCGTCCTTTACGGTCACATTCAAAACCTAACTGCATTAACGGCTCTTTGAGTAATGTATAGCGGTAGTTATCTAACGCTCCACCGATAATGTTGTAACGTTCTTTCTGTCCTCTCAACCAATCAGCTACAATTTCGGGAGGTATTTCTGCTCCGTCCACTCTTTTTAAGTCAGGTTGCTGAGTATATGGAAATTTAATCCTGCCCAAATCCGCCGATTGCGAACAGTACCACGAAAACGGCTTCCATACAATTTCACCGTTAATTAAAAACATCAACCCTATACCCAAAAAGTCAGTAGTTTTTGTGTAGTCAATGCCAAAAACACACGGCTTACCTTCAAGGTCGGGAAGAGGTCTGTTTGTTGCTTTGATATTTTCCCATGAGGTAACAGGATGGGCTTCTGTGCCTTTTGGGATATTCATACGCTTAGTCATAAAAGATGAATTGTTTACCTTATCACGCTTCCAATCCTCGAATTCCTTTTGAATTTCTCTCAATAGGTTTGGAAAATATTGCAACGACGGATTTGCTTTGTACCAATTTTCTTGCTCATATACCTCTTTTTCATTATCTAACCTGCATATGAAATAAAGAGTGCCGTTGTCAGGTGCATCACCATTCAACACTTCAAGACCGGCGGCAAGCTCGTTGTCAAGTGGTCCGTCCCGAACCTCTCCCATGGTTGTAATTGTTGTTCTGCGTGGCATAGCTTTTTTACCTAAGCCTGTTGTGAAAACATCAATAAGCTTATAATTTTCGTATGCATGCTTTTCATCAAAGTCGACTTTACCGGGTCTGCCTCCGTCTTTCGTTTTGCTGTTTGAAGTTCTGTATCTGATTGTTGAATTAGTCTTTATGTTTGTAATCTCTGTTTTGTTCCACTTAAAATGCCGCTGCATTTTTGTAGAATTGTTTTCCAAAATTTCGTAGATGTCATTAAAGGTTGTGCTTGCTTGCTCTTCTGATGTTGCACAAATGTCAATATCGTAATTGCGTATGCCGTTGACAGGCGTGAGCAGAGCAAAATCTTCAAATGTAAGATAGCCATTTTTTCCTGCGCCTCGCCCGACCACACAAACTAAATCGGGAAATCTTAATACACCCGGTGCGGAATATGTGCAATTATGCAGAATAAAACAAAACTTTTCCCATGCAAATAATTCGTATGGAAAATATTTCTGTAGAGCAAAATACTTTTCAACCTGCTCATTGTCAACATAGACTTGCTCATTTTCGAATACTTTTTCTATGAAATTTACAAGCTGTATTTGCTCTTTGCATACACGATATTGACCACTTTTTACTTGCTTTATGTAATCGTCAAGGTATTTACAGTTCGTCATCAGATTCACTCTCAACTTTGTCAATCGACAACCCCATTTGTGAGAGAATCGCTAAGCGCTGTTTGTTGTACATCACGGCATTTTTTACTGAGGGATTGTCCTTCATATATTCTTTACCGGTGGCGCTGATAGCTTTGTATGTCAAGCCATTTTTGCGGATGTCCGCCTGCATTTTACGTTCAAGTTTTGTGCAAAAAATGTAGCTGTCGATTAAATCTCTATAGACTTCAATGTTTGCCCCTTTCAAAGTCAGTTGCTCAATTAAGCTGTCTTTGATTTCTGCAATTTTAATCTGTGCCATTTGCTTCTCCTCTCTCAAAAATTCCTCGTGTGCGTGCGCGAGACCAAACTGTCGTGCCTTTACACCGTTATCCATTGACCTCAGAATTTTTCGATTTTTTACCCGGGGGTATGTCTTTTTTTGATTTACCACCTCTCGGCAAACTCATCTTTTAATTTTTTTGATTCGTACTTGTGATGTTCTTTGTAATGGCAATCTTTACATAGACATTCGAGGTTGTTGATGTCAAGAGCAAGGTCAGGTCTTGCTTTAAGGTACAGCTTGTGATGTACCGCCTCGCACGGGCTGTACTTACCCACAGCACGACAGCGTTCGCATTCGTAATGTTCTTTCGCTTTTTTTGCATCTCGAACTCTTTGCCAATCAGCTGTTAAATAAAACCTATATGCCTTACCCTCACGGATTTGGCGGACAATCCAGTCCGTAGTTACTTTTCGTTTAATCATAATTTTGCTTCGTAAAATAATAAATAGAGTTATGATGCAATTGTCCTCTTGCATCATAACTCTATTTTAAACTATTTTGCGTCCCAAGTAAGGGACTGTTTTTCTAATCCACTAAGCCAAGCAACCAATCCGCCGATGTTGATAATGCCAGAGCTATTCGCTTAACATTATACGCTGACGGTTGACTTGTCCCTGCTATGTAACTGTAAATGTTTGACCGGCTCACTCCGGACTTACGCGCAAGGTCCGAAGGATAAATATTCCGTTCGGTCATTGCTTGCTCAAGCCGTCGAGCGAAAGTTAAATCGAAAGTTCTCATTTAATTATCGTCCTACCATAGCTTTGTACTTGTCGATATGCTTTTGATAATTTCCCGTTTGCCTTTGCTGCTTGAATCACCTGCCGGACTTGAGAAGGATTGCGTTCATAATCTTTTGCAATCTGTTTAACAGATTCACCGAGGAAATCATATTTACAAAATAGAAATTCAGAAATATCGGTCAGTGGCCTGAATGGTATTTTAGATTTTTTAGATGACGCTTTTTTTCTTTCTCTTTCTTTTGCCTTCTCACTGAGAATTTCTTTTCGACAAATCGGACAGTATTTTGTTTTAAGGCAAAGTGTAATAACTTCGACTCCGCATTTTTGACAAGTGATTGTTATTGGTTTAGCTGTCAATCTATATCCACCTTGCTTTCAAGCCAATGTTTTGTGCAGTCAATACAGCTGTTATTGAATCGCTTTTCCATCGGTCAGCCGACATACGGAGTTCCATACGGGCAGCCAAAAAACAACATACTACTCCGAGTCATTTCGTCAATTGACATCTGTTTGATTTTTTCAAAGTTTGTCATTGTGTTCACACCTCACCTTAACAATTCATCTGTTGTGATGTTAAATAAATCCGCTACAGCTATTATGGTCTCGATATTAGGCTCAAATTTTCCCTGCTCATAGTAAGATATACTTGTTCTGCTCAAATAGAGCTTTTCACCCAACTCATCTTGCGTTAATCCATTTTTAAGTCTTAACGTTTTTAGCTTTTCGGGAAACGCCATTACTTTTCACCGTCCTCAATAGGCTGATTCCAACATTTTACGCAGTTATGGTCTTTTCTGCAATCATCCAGACTCATCAGCCCTAAGTCATACAAACATGTACCTTTAGGTGTTCCGTCTGTCCTAAGCCGAGCGTTCGGATAGTTCTCCAAAAACTCCGTGAGAAATGTCTTTGGCGGATGTTCGTCACTCCACTTTTGAACGCTTGAAATTGCCTTTTCAGGGTAATACATTTCAAAAGTTACACATGTCATACATTCAGATGTCCCGTTATTCTGACTGAATAGCGGACACTCGGAACATTTAATTTTGCATCCTTCTCGCATTGTTCTTTTCGTCATTCGTTGCTTTTCAGCGAAATAATTTTCAGTTTTCGTACAATCAATCATTTTCTTCATCTCCTTCAAAATTAACAACTTTTCCATTGTCGGTGTAATCTCGTTTGTCAAATTCAAGTTTCAATTTGTCGATAACCACACGGTCGATATGTTCCAAAAACACTTCGTCAGTGTCGGAGTGTTCAATTATTTCGGTCATAGACTTTAGTGCCTTTGCACATCTGTCACGACCAAATCCGAAATCCTTATGCAAAGCATACAGCATTGTTTTAAATACTCTGCGTGTGATGTCCTTGTTTTCTTTTTCTCGGATCTGCTCGTATGCGTTTTTGGCAATCCGTTCAGCTTCCTGTTTAAGCTGTTTCGGAATCTTAGGCGGTATTCTCGCTTTCAATGCTTTCTCTCCTTTCGTCAATCTTATCAAGTGCAGTTACAATCAACGAGTTTTTTGCTTTGGTGTCCATAAGCTCTACCTGATAGTAAAACCGACCCGTTGTATTCCGTCTGATGATACAGCCTTTCAGAACGTATTCTGCTCCATTGTACAGCACGGTTCTTTCAAGGTTGCGTTTAACTTCCGAGATATTCACAGCATTTCCACCTCGATGTAAATACCCGGAACATCCGCCCAAAACTTTTCGCATATCTCACTTGCGACAAGTGCGTCATCAGACCAAAAGCCGAGAGCGGTCATACAGTCTTTTAGCATTTTTTGCAGATTGTCCGTGTCAGGTTTTGTTATACGATATTCGCCGTCTTGATGTTTACCACGAGGAAAGCACCACTTTGTTATCAACCTGACAGCCGACTCGTACGGTTCTGACGGTTTAAACTTTGCTAAATGTGATGTGAGTTTTTCTCTTGCCTGTTTCACCTCGGGCGGATTGTAAAAAACAGGTTTGCCGTTTTTTACCATAACTTTATGTTCCTGTGCAGTTACGGTCGGCGGTATCATCGCCATAAAAAAATCCATTTTTATATTTCACTCCTTTAAAGCATTAAAGCTACTTTTGATTTTTGAATTTTGCTTTTAGTCACAGGTCAGGGGAAGGAGTTGTTGTGCGTAAGCTTCGCACAACTACTTCACCCCTGTGACCTTTAGGGAACGGACACCGTTTATATATACGTAGTATATATAGTTTTGTCTGTCCCTCGGACATTCTCGATAATTTATCGACTTTGTCCCTGTTTTTGTCCGAGAGGGACATTTTCGATTTTTTATCGACTTTGTCCCTCGGACAGACAGACAAATTATTCGACTTTGTCCCTCGGACAGACAGACAAATTATTCGACTTTGTCCGTGTCCTTTCGTCCTACTTCACCGCCGTCAATCCAAAATCCGCCGTGTTCTTTTATGTATCGTCTGACCGTTTTTTCGGACTTTCCCATATATTCTGCTAAGTCAGCTACATTTGCCTGACCGTTTTCCTCAGCACCGCTAAACGCTGTTTCGAGGGCATTGTTTTGTTCCTGCTTGCGTTCCGATTCACTTTTTTTCTTGCTAAAATTCTTCTTGTAGGGCGAGCCTTTGATGTTAAAATCGCCCTCAAAATTACAGTCTTTCAACACGCCTGTTGTATCTAATTTGTGTATCGGATGATCAAACCAAAGGTTAAATGCATCAAATGCCGGAAACTCTCGCAGAGTACCCTCTATTCTCCACGCTGACATTCCTTTTACGGTTTTTTCGGCACGGGCAACATCTGACATCATCAGCTTAAAAGACTGTTCAGGAAGCGTTTTGCGTGCGATGTCAATCATACTATTTGACATTACCAAATCGTCCTGCGAACACACTTCACTGATTTTGTTGAAGCGACCTATCCAGTCTTTGCAGATTTTACAGGTTCTTTCATCCTTTTGCTGTTTCATCAAATCTTCGCTGATTTCAAGCCTTGTAAGGTCAAGGAGTGCATCGGGGTCACGAGCGAAAACACCCGAGCCCGAAACTCTGTCCATTGACTTTTTACCGCCCTGAGCACCTTTTGAATGGTGGTGACAGTAAATTACCGCACAACCGATTTCGGTACATACCTTGTCAAACTGGTTGCAAAAGTGTGCCATTTGGTCTGCGCTGTTCTCATCGCCTGTAATAACCTTGTATATTGGATCAATTACTACGGCTATAAAGTTGCCTTTTAAAGCTCTGCGTATGAGCATAGGGGCGAGCTTATCCATAGGTACGGACTTACCACGCAAGTTCCATATATCAATTCTGTTTAAGTTTTTTGGTTCAAGTCCTAATGCTTCATACACATCTTTAAAGCGATGAAAGCAGGACGCACGGTCAAGCTCAAGATTCACATACAAGACATTGCCCTGCGCACACTTAAAGCCGAACCATTCTGTTCCCTCTGCAATTGCAATGCACAATTCAATCAGTCCGAACGATTTGCCGGCTTTAGAGGGACCACCGAGGAGCATTTTATGTCCCTGTCGCAATACTCCCTCAATCAGAGGCGGAGCAAGTTCGGGAGGATTTTCAAAAAAATCTGCAAGGTTGTCAAGGTCGGGTAAGTCATCGTTAATGCTCTCCACCCAGTCTTTCCACTCGGCAAAGTCTGATTTACCGATGTTTGTGTCAATGATAAACTGCTTTTTGCCGTTGCGGATAACACCGGGCATACGGCTCAGCCTTGACGGATTGCGGTTCTGCTTGTCGATTTCAAAGCCGTTTTTATGGCATACATTGTAGAGATAATCAACCCTTTTGCGGTATTCGTCATAGTTTGCGGCATCAATCTTAACAATAGCGTGGACTGATTTTCCGCCCGAATAAACAAGCATCGCAACAGGCAGCTCAAGCTCTCTGATGATTGCATTTTGTTCTTCAAGAGCCATACAGTCAGATTCCACGAGAGCATAACGATAATCGGTTACATTCTCATTTTTTACACCCTTGCCGTCCAATGGGTTGAACCTTATCCACGCTCCTGCTTCAGGCTTGTAATCACCGAATACATTTGATATATCACCGTCACAATTGTTGAGGGCGGCAATAAGCTCACCTGCCGTACGGTCACAACTGCCCTTTGTAGGCAGATATTTAACCTTGCCGTTATCGTTCTTCTCCCAAGTTTCGGTTACATAGCCAACATTTTCGGAGCTGTCAAAGAGGGTTTCAAGGTAGGTTACAATTTCATTCACAGGATTCCAGTTTGCAGGCTCGTGAAACTTTACACCCTCACAGGCTGTTACTCCGATATCGCCCTGTTCAAAAGCGATTTCATCATTCCAGCCGAGTTCTTTCGATTCACGAAAAGTCATCCCCCTGTCTTTTGCCATTTGGACTATCGTGCCTGCTGTGACAGGTGAGGCAGAGCCGTTAAAGCTCTGCCATTTCTTTTCACACTCACCGCTGTGATATCGGCTGTCTGCTCTGCTCCAATCGTCCCAGTCCTTTACGCTGTATCCCTCTTGTTTGAGTGCCATTCCGACATTTACCCAGTCTTGGTAGTCAAGCTCTGACGGACTGATGCATTCAAGTGCATTAAGTAAGTCCAACCGTATTCACCTCGCTTTGCGGTACATATGTTTTCGGGTTAATGTTTTTCGGAGTTCTCCAACCGTTTGCGGCAATCCTTGAAATCAAGGCTGATGCTTCGTCAAACTGCCATTTGCCCACGTGCTGAAAACCTCTGCTTTCGAGCATACGGATTTGTTTAGGTGTGGTTAAGCCCTCAATTCTTCGTTTTTCGAGCCTGTCAAGAATAAGTTTTGCTTTGCCGGCACTCTGAATTTCATCGGGGAATATTCCGAGCTTTTCAAGTTTTGCTTTCTGTTTGTCCGTAGGCGGAGAGCACTCCCAGCCGAATGCAGGAACATATCCTGCAAGGTCCTGCGCCTGAATTGACATTTCGTACTGCAACGGATCTACAAGTTTGCGTTTGCGTGTTCGCATTTCCGCAAGCTGATTTGCAAGCGCCTCTTCACGCTGAGCAACAACATCTTCACTTGCTTTTTCCTCCGCTTCTTCAATGTCAATCGGACAGCCTGCCTGTTCCGATAAGTTTTCGGTCATTTTTTGTGTGACATCATCGTTGTCGCAAATGAGATGTGCAGGTCTGCAAAGTTCGTGCCTTTCTGTGTGCCACAAAAAGTCGAGTAGCAAAAGCTCCGTCTTGTTTGGAGCAAGTCTTGTACCTCTGCCGACCATTTGGCAGTAAAGCCCCCGAACCTTTGTAGGTCTCAAAACAACAACGCAGTTAACACTTGGGCAGTCCCAACCCTCGGTTAAAAGCATTGAGTTACACAAGACATTGTATTTATCGTTTTCAAAGTTCTGCAATATCTCTGCTCTGTCCTCGCTGTTACCGTTTACCTCTGCCGCTTTAAAGCCTTTTTCGTTCAAAATATCTCTAAATTTCTGCGATGTTTTTACAAGTGGTAAAAACACAACAGTTTTACGGTTCTTACAGTATTTTTTCATTTCCTCGGCAATCTGATAAAGATACGGATCAAGTGCCGTGTCAATGTCGCTTGCTTTAAAATCTCCTGCCTGTGTGGCAACTCCCGAAAGGTCAAGTGTAAGCGGTATTGTCACAGCTTTAATCGGTGACAGATACCCATCTTTGATAGCCTTAGGGAGGGTGTATTCATACGCAAGCGAATCAAATACTGCTCCTAAATTTTTCATATCTCCTCGGTCGGGGGTTGCGGTAACACCCAACACTTTTGCATTGTCAAAATGCTCAAGCACACGCTGATAGCTGTCGCTGATTGAGTGATGTGCTTCATCAATAATGATTGTGTCGAAATAATCGCTGTCAAAGTTTGACAGTCTTTTCTCACGCATAAGCGTCTGTACAGAGCCTACAACAACCCTGTTCCACGAACCTATGCAACTTTGCTCGGCTTTTTCAACCGACGAATTAAGTCCTGTTGCTTTTTGAATTTTGTCCGCCGCTTGGTCGAGCAATTCTCCACGGTGGGCAAGTATCAGCACCCTGTCACCTCGACGGACACATTCTTCGGTGATTTTTGCAAAAACTATCGTCTTGCCACAGCCTGTAGGCAAGACAAGTAATGTTCTTAAATTTCCGCTTTCCCACTCGGAGAAAACGGCATTCTTTGCTTCATTCTGATACGGTCGAAGTTGCATTAAAAGCTACCCGGTGTCCAGTTATTCGGCATCGCAGTATTTGGCGTTGCAGGCTGTGTGTTATACTGTGGCGGATATGTAGGCTGTACATACTGCTGAGGTGCAGACTGTGCTACGGCAGGCGATATCGTTGTCACCTGCTCATCGTATGCATAAAAATACTTGATGTCATTTGTTACGCCCTCTGTGCCGTCATTCTTGACATATTTGCGGATGATAACCTGACATTTACCTTTCTTGCCGATAATGCCTGTCCAGTCCATGCGGAGCGGTTCGCCGTGCTTTTTCATTGACACAGACAAAAAGAGCTGTGACAGCTTCCATTCAAGCGAGGAGTGCAGTACGAAATTAACTGTAATTTCTCGCTTGTCATCTGCTCCCCACACATCAAAAGTCACCTTTGCCATATTGCACGGCGGCAGTTTGCCTTTACCCTGTGAGCGAGCACGCTCAACCTTTGCTACTGTAAAATCATAATCACCCTCGGGGAGCGGTTCATAATTTCCGCCCTCTTCGGTTATTTCGTCGTTCCAACCAAATTCTCTATCCATTTATACATCTTCCTTTCTTATTCAAATGGTAAGTCACGGTTGCTCTGTATCACTTCAAACACTTTATTCCACGCTCCCACAAGGCAACCATTAATAAATCGTGGGTCATAGTTTGTGATTGGTGTATCGTAAGGGTAGTGTCCCTGTGTAAACACCGCCTGTCTGATTTCGCTTTCATCAACACCGTTAGCTCTCATAAGGTCGGCAAGTGCTTTTGGTATGCCCTCGGGAATATTGACAGACTTGTCATTCTGTGGCATAGGTGCAGGCGGTACAGGCTCGGGAGCTTTGTCAATCTGCGTAGGTTGTGGTACAGACTGTGTCGCAGGTTCTGCCTTAGGTGGCTGAGGTATCGGATTCTTCATAGCAGGAGCGTTATTTACAGGTGCAACATCACTAAAAATATGGGCAATGCCTGCGTAGCTAAAATCCATTTCTTCGGGCAGTCCGTGACGATTCTTTGCGTCCCAACAGGGATGATGAAGCGTATACATTACTCTCCCTCCGCCCTGTGCCTTGTACTTTCTGCCGTCTTTGTCGGTCGCTACCGCTACTGTTTTATAATTTGCGAAAAGCACCATATCCGCCCATTCTTTTACAAGCGGAGAAATCTGTGAAGCAGTCTTTTTGCCGAGTTTTAGCTCCCAACGGTCATATTCACCGATTTCGTCAGGCTGTGAAAACTTGCGGAGCTGTGCGTGTGCGGTGAGCACAACATTGATACCTCTGTCAATCAAATCTTCAAGGCTGTTCAAAAATCTGCCGAACTCCTCTTTTTCATAAACATAGCCGTTTCCGTAGCCGAAATCTTCAATACCTTTCTTACCATATTTTGAGCAAATATCATCAATGCAAAGCTGTTCTGCCCAGTCGATTGTATCAATAACAACCGTCTTGCATACAGTCGGATTGCTTTTGATATATTCAAGCTGACTCTTGAGCATCGTCCACGATGTCGGCTTATCCATTCTTGCAACATCAAGGTTTTTTGTACTACCCTCAGTGTCGATAAACAGAGGATTCGGAAACTGCGAAGCAAAAGTTGACTTGCCGATACCCTCGGGACCGTAAATTACAACCTTTTGAGCCGACTTGATTTTACCTCTTGTGATGTTCATTATCTCACCCCCTGTACATCTGAAAAATTGATTTTATTGCCGTCAACATCAATGACAACATAGTCGATTGCGTAGTTGAGCAATTCGTTTGTCAAATCCTGTATTGACTTGCCTGTCATACCTGCAATCAAAACAATTCTTGAATAGTTTTCAGGCATAATCTTGACCTTGGTATAACCGCAGGCAAGCTCTCTGTGCGGATTGCATTTGATTACACATTCATTTGTATTTGTTTTTGCTGTTGTTTTAGCTGTAGTTCTTGTAGCCATAATTAAAACTCTCCTTCTGTCCAAGTCGGTGTTGTAACAGGTGCGGTTGTTTCGGGCTTAATATAACCGTCCTCAATGATGATTGAACATTCATCGCCGTTTGAAACTCTTGTTGCAATGGCCTGCAATCCCTCTGATTCAAGCCATTTTGCAAAGTCTTTGAGTGTGTCGGTATCCATTTGTTCGAGCTTGTCAAGCAGGACAAATCCGCATTCGGGATTGAGCTTGCGAACAATTGCCGTAGCAACACGAAGCTGTTCAGAACCGCTCATGTTGTCCCACTTAAAACCGTTATATGTAAGCTCGCCATTTTCAACCGATAAGCCGTCAAGGGGCAAGTTTGCGTTGTTGAGCAGGTCATATTTTGTTTTGCGGATTTCTTCAAGCTGTGCTGTCATATCGGCGTACTTGCCGTAATATTCCTTTGCGTCCTCATCAGCTTTCGCTTTATCGAGGTTGGCTCTGACTTTGCGGTTAATTTCGTCAATCTCGGTAATGTTTCTTTCAAGCTCTGCCGTGCTTTCATCGTGCAGTTCGGCAACGGTCTTTCTGCTCTGTTCAAGCTGTGCAAGCACTTTTGTAAGTTCGGAATTGTATTTTCTCAAATCCTCGTTAAGCCTGTTGATTTCGCTCTGCAAATTGTTGGCACGGATTTCAAGGTTATCTTTTTCTGCTCTCAGGCGGTTATTTTCACCGTTGCGTGCAAGAATTTCCTGCTGTTTATTGATAAGTTCAGAGGCCGATACAGGTTCATTCGGCACGCCTTCGTATTCGGGCATTTCGGCGGCAAACTTTTTCTTTTGGTCTGCAATCTGACCGATAGCACGGCGCTCGTTATACACCTGTGTTTCCTGCGTTTCAAGCTCGTAAACTCTGTTGCCTACACCGATAATCTGCAGGAGCGTGTCAGCCTTTTCCTTGCCGGTTGCATTCATAAATTTCGGCAGGTCAAGAGCAAAGTTACTGACAAATGCGTCAAGCAAAGCCTGTCCGCCTTTGTTGCCTGCGATGTCAATTACTTTAAGACTGCTGTTCTTACCGCTACGCTCCACAACTATACCGTTTGAGAGCTTGATTTTGAGATGTGGCGGAATCGTTGAACCCTCACGGTACGGAGCAGACGGAGCAAAACGATTACCGCCGAGAGCCCACGCAATTGCGTCAAGAACAGATGTCTTGCCCTGTCCGTTTTTACCGCCCAACACGGTAAGTCCGTTTTCGGTCGGTTCATAAGCAACCGCCTTTACTCTTTTTACATTTTCAATTTCAAAAGCTGATATTTTTACTGACATATTAAAGTCCTCCTTGACAATTCGCTTAAAATTGTCTATCATTTAATTAAGGTATTTTTCTTTGTCCGTTGAGGCTTTGCAGAGCTTCAGCGGATTTTTTCTTTTTTTCTTTGAAGTATTGCATATTTTTTTCGCGCTTGATATAGGCGAGCTGACCTGCAATCGCTACAAAAGTCAGCGCTTTTTCGTTCAAAAAAATCTTTTCCGCAACGCTTACAATGTTGTACGGGTATTCTTTTAAACGATGTGCAACTGTCGCAATCTTTTTCGCATGCAATACAGCCTTTGATATTGCTCCAATTCAAGCACATATCCTTCTGCCAATATTCACTGTATTCCTCATCAACATTTGAGTTCGTTTTTGCAACACAAAGTAAATCTCCTGCGATGATTGATAGCAATAGATTAGCTTTGTTTTTTTCTTCGTCCGACATAAGTCGCTTGTATTTTAACGGCTTGTCAGGCGTTCCGTCTCCAAAGTTTCCGTTGCCTATGTAATTTCGCACTTTATCAAGATTTTCCGTGAGATACTTATCGAACACACGTCCTCTGATAGCCTTAACTGATCGACCGATTCTGTCGGATATTTCTTCATATTTGCTTCCGCATTTAATCATTTCACCAAGTAAAGTGTATTCAGATTCAGCCCATTTTTGATGGTTATCAGCTTTTACAGGACGGTATTTGATGTTTAGGTCATTAATTCTGCGCTGTATAGCACCTTCACTACGACACAATATTTGTGATAGTTCTTTGTAACCATACTTTTGCTTTATAAGCAATTCTTTGAGAAGGTTATCTTCTCTGCTTGTCCATGGAATTGCTTTAATAAAACTGTTCCTTAATATGTCTGCCTCTCGTTTTGGATTTACCCAATCGGGCTCTGGTCCCAATTGATATCTTTCAAGTTTTGAAAAATCTAAAAAATATTGATTTTTCTCTGCCCAAATCCAAAATTCATCTATGTAAACAACAGTAAAATTTGTTTTTGAACTTCTTGATATGTTGTGAGTAGGCAGATTCCTATTTTTTACCCACGATGTTTTTAAATAAGTGGCAGAAGTGTTTGGACGAATGAGTTTATAAAGATTGCTTATTGTGATATATCTATAGCCATTAGTCAAGAAAGGTCCTAAGTTTAACTTACCGGCTTTTAGCCTTATTGCACATTCGGATCTATCAAGGTGTTTTGTCATAGTGGTCATATTAACATTACCCCAAGCAGAAATAAGATAATCTATTTCATCGGCCGTCCATGTTTTATTTAGCCTCGACATTTACTGACCCCCACACATTCAAAGCCGAAGGATTCGGATTCAGGCGTTTCAAGGGCTTTGAGCTTGCGTTTTAGCTCTCGGTTTTCGTGACGATAACCGCTTGACGCTGCTTTTTCGAGTGCAAGGTCTGTTCTTGCGTTTCTCAGTTCAATGCTGAGATGTCTGTTCTCTGCTCTGAGGTTTTCCACATCTTTGAGCAGTTTCCTTTTTGTCGGGTAGTTTCTTAAATGCCACATTTGTTACACTCCTTTCGCAATAATAACATTACATTTCGTTGCGTAGTCTATGAGCCTTTCAAGCGGAATGTTGTACGACCATTTACCGCCTTTGAACAGGCAAGCCGTGCCTATGGGCAGTCTCTGCTCACGCAGTCCGTTATAAACAAACTCGGGAGTAATGTCGAGGTACCGCGCGGCAACTTTTGGTGGCACGTTCTTGTATGGCTCACCTGTTTTCGGATTGATAAGGATTTCGTCAATCATTTTGTCTTACCTCCTTTTATGCTGATTTCTGCTGGCTGTCTGCAAGAGCCTGAGTGTATCCGCTGATGTAAGCCTGCTGAGATTCCGATAGCTGTTTGAGCAATTTAATAAGTTGTTCTGCTGATGTTTTTGTTTCAATAAATGATTTCAATATGTTCACCTCCTTGTTGTTCTGTGACAACATTATAACACTTATTTCGTTGTTAGTCAACACCTTTTTGCAATATTTTTTAGGTTTTTTTATCAAAATGTTGTTGACAAACAACACCACATTTGATATAATAACAATATCAAAGAGAGGTGGTGATTAACAAATGACCGCAGGAGATCGTTTAAAAATGGTTAGAAATGAGCTCGGACTTTCACAACCTAAATTCGGTGAAAAAATGGGTGTAAGTAAATCCGTTGTGGTTAATTTAGAGTTAAACAGAGTTGAGTTAAAAGATATGATGCTTAATCTTGTTTGTAAAACATATAGCGTCAACCCTTTATGGCTTGAGAGAGGCGAGGGTGAAATGTTTCTTGACACTCCGCAAAGTTTAATCGATGATTTAGCGAGCGAATTTAATTTAACCGACATCGAAAAAAAAATAGTTTCAAATTTTGTAAATCTTTCAGAATCAGAACGAGAACAAATTATAACTTTAATTCAAAAATTGATTACATAAAAAAAGGACGGCTTAACCGCCGTCCGAAACTATTGTTTTACTTTTTCAAATAAACAAAACATATGTATTCAAAAATCTTTTTAAGCTTCTTTTCGCTTTTGATTTTTGATAGCATTTCATCAATCATTTTTCGGTAATCGTACATATTGTCAACTTCTTTCAAAAAGATTTCTTTACTTATAATTATAGAACCTCTGTTCGACAATTTCAAGTGGTAAATGCTGGCAATATATTACAAAGTCCCATAGAACGGACTTTGCTAATTTGAAAACAAAAAAAGACCGCTCACAGCTGGCACTGCAAACGGTCAAAAATAGGGATGAAAAGGCGCTAACCTCTTCAATATTATTTTAATATACGATATATATTTTGTCAATATATATATCAAAAAGAGGAGGATTTATAAATGAAATGTCAAAAATGCGGCGCTGAGGTTCCTGCCGGCTCAAAGTTTTGCAATGAATGTGGTGCAAAGATTGAACAGGTTGCTCTGTTTAAAGACGACGAATCTAAAAACACAGAACCCTGCAAGTGTGAAAGTTGCGGTAACATCATACCGAATAATTCAGTATTTTGCCCGATATGCCATACATATCAAAAAAACAAATTCAGCCCTACGGGAGAAGCTGAAAAAACGACTGAAAAAAAGCCTATATATCGCACTCCACATTTTTACATTGCTTTGCTGATAGCTTTGATATTGACCGCCACTGCGGTAACTGCCATTTCGCAATGTAGCAACCAACCTGATATTCAAGAACCGGTAACAACTTCTACCAATCAAACCTCTAACGATACCTCAGAAACCGATTTGATTGAGTGGTATGATATAACTCCTTTTTCTATTGATATTCCTAAAGAGTGGACGCATAAAGCTCATGACGGTTACCATTATTTTTACGACCCTGACGGAAACAGGCTGTATATAAGTTCATCTCAATCGAATATTTCACCATCTCAATTTACCTCAGGCTATGTAGACAGCTTTCTTGATGGCTTTGCAAATTCGTTTGATGACTTTGAAGAAATAAGCAGAACTACAACTCATATAGATGACTTTCTCGCTTATCGTGTAATAGCAAATTTGGAATTATCCGGAGATAAGTATTACGGCACAATGTATGTGTGGGTGACGAAGAATTATTTGTGTTGTATGCTTTTCACAACCGAAGGCGATGAGCAATCTGAAGAATTTGATTTTTATGAAGACATCATTGTTAATTCTATAATAACATATTCTTCAAAAGATGTTCGTTCACCTGAAGAAAATTCAGCAGAAAAAGCTACTGAACCCGAAACAGAACCGCCTACCGAAAAACCTACAGAGTTTAAAGATACTTTAACCGAGCTTTATTCAGATAGCGACATAGCCGTTTATTACAGCGATACGGAGCAGGCTCCTTATTCGGATGAAGAAGTTGATGTTCATTTTTATATAAAAAATAAAATGGATAAATCTATAACCGTACAAGCCGACACCGTCATCTTAGACGGAAGAAGCTACAACAAGTTAGTCTGTAGCGCTCCGATTTCAGCACACAGCGAGGGCATGATTGAAGTCAGTGTGAAAGATTGTAAAAACTTCAATCCATCAACCGTAGGAGCTGATTTAATATATTTCGATACAGATACCTATGATAATGACGTTAAAATGAACCTTGTCAGCAAGAAAGTAAAATAAAATAAAAAAATCCGCCCTACCCTGCGCCAACAGGATAGAGCGGAGACCATTACAACGGGTGCAATGGTGCATTTTTCTTAGCAAATATATTGTACCACAGCCCGTTAAAATTTACAAGATTTTAACGGGATTTTTGCACCCTTTTTTAAGGAGCAAAATGATGAAAAAATGTATAAACCGACGGTGTAACCGAGAATTGCAGGACAATTTTGCGTATTGTCCTTACTGCGGTAAAAATCAAACCGATAAACCTAAACGGCAACAGAAGAGAGCAAACGGCACAGGCTCTATTTATTACCGCAAAGATAGCAAGACAAAGCCGTGGTATGTCGCATCGACAATAACAGGCAAGCGTGTGTATGTTGGAGGATTCGCAACACGCACAGAGGCGGTCAAGGCCCTAACAGACTATGAATCAGCTCCCACAAGCAACATCAACATTACATTTTCGCAATTGCGAGAGCGCTGGCTGAAAACTAAGGCATATCAAAAATTGAGTGATGATGCCAAGAGTTCTTACAATGCCGCTTGGGTTAAGCTACGACCGTTATACAGCCGTAAGTTTAGAGATTTAAAAACATTTGACTTTCAAGCAATCGTAGATTATTACGAAAATCCACATCATGAGGAAGGCGCCGGAGGCAAGCTAAAATATCTCTTGCCTAACGGAAAAGGTACATACCAAATAACCGACACTCCTAAGATGTGTGACGGCCTGAAATTTTCAGCACTGCATAAAATTAAAGTGTTTTTAACTAAAATCTATAAATACGCTTTGGAACAAGATATAGTAGCCAAAAATTATGCCGAGTTTATAGAACTCCCTGAGCCCGAAGAAGTCAATGCTACAAGATTCACCGAGGTACAATTGGAGCTCATTCGGCAAAGCATAGGTAAAGTGCCTTATGCTGATTACGCATATATTATGTGTTATCTCAACTTTAGAGTGTCAGAATTTTTGACACTCTCAATCGAGCAATACCATGTCAGCGAACAAGGCATACCTTATTTTATTGCGGGCATAAAGTCAGAGGCAGGCAAAAATAGATTAATACCGATACACCCTAAAATACAAAAAATGGTTACCAACTGCATAAATCATCACGGCGAAACTATTTTCTGCCGACTTGGCGAGGATTTCGGCAAGCCGATGAATAAGGATTACTTTTTAAAATATGCTTTTCGTCCGGCGATGCAAGCGCTTGGCTTAGGCGATAAATTTACTCCGCATTCTTGCCGTCGAACTTTTTCAACTCGTATGTCAGCGGCAGGCGCAAGAGAAGAGGACATCATCGCACTTATGGGACACGCAGAATACAAAACCGACATCAACCATTACATTATTCAAGAGCTTGACACGCTCTATGACGCTGTAAAAAAGCTCGCATAAAACAACAAAAGCCCCCGAAATCAATCGGGGACTATTTTTTTGAGTGTCAATACTCTGAAATGCCTTGAAACGCCTTGAAATTCGTAGCAACATTGTAGCAATCCACAACATCTTGTACATTCCTCAGCGTTCCGAATAAACATGAAAGTATAACAAAAAAGCCAGTAAACAAGCCGTTTATGGCTCAATTACTGACTTTTCTCTTGGCTCCCCCAACTGGGCTCGAACCAGTGACATCATGATTAACAGTCATGCGCTC